GTTATATCGAGTACAACTACTTTTAAAAACGAAATAAATCTAAATGAAAATGTAGTATCATTTACTAGGCAATCATTAGCGTGTTCCAACGCAGCTCCAGCAGTAGGTGGTAAAACTACAGAATCGCAAGAAGAAATTAGACAGAATGCTATGGCGTTCTTCGCAGCACAAAACAGAACTGTAACTAGAGAAGATTATGTAATGAGATGTTATGCATTACCACCACAATTCGGTTCAGTTGCAAAAGCATATTTAGTACAAGATTATCAATTAGAAAATTCTAAAGTAGATGGGCAATATATCAATACTGAAATTCCAAACCCATTAGCTTTAAATCTATACACTTGTGGATATAATAATCAGAAAAATTTAACAGCGTTAAATGAAGCAACTAAATACAATCTAAAAAATTATATATCATATCATAGATTGTTAACAGATGCAGTAAACATAAAAGATGCACACATTGTAAACATAGCAGTTACTTTTGAAATTGTTGTTTTACCTGAATTTAATTCAAATGAAGTTCTTCTTAGATGTATAGATAGATTAAGAGATTACTTTAACATAGATAATTGGAGAATCAATGAACCAATTAACTTATCAAAGATTTATGTTGAAATTGATAAAGTAGATGGAGTACAAACTGTAGTAAGACCTGATAAAGAAGGAATCGGTGGATTACAGATTAGTAATAAATTTAATGGAAATTACTCACCAAATAAATATAGTATTAGAAACGCAACTAAGGGTGGTATTATATACCCACCTAAAGACCCATCTATATTTGAAGTAAAATTCCCAAATACAGATATTAGAGGACAAGTTGTAACACAACAATTCTAAATGAGGATATAGTATGATTTATAGAATATACGGCGAAAAAGATACTACAATTTACGAACTGAATGCTCGTAAGACTCAGAACACTGGTTTAGATGAAGTGTTAGAAGTTACCAAGTTCTTTGATGAGGATACCGAAACAATCCATACGGGTAATAGTAGAATCTTAACTAAGTTTGATTTAAGTGAAATCTCTGCATCAATTGTTAGTGGTGATATACCAACAAATGCGGCATATCAACTAAACTTAACATCTACTGAGGCTAATGAAGTATTAACAGAATATGAGTTAGAAGTTTATCCTATATCCCAAAGTTGGGCAGAGGGTTCTGGTCAATTCTTTAACTCACCAATTGGTACGGATGGTTGTAGTTGGCAAAGACGAGATTCTCAAAACTTATGGGATGTTTCATCAGCTCAAGTACAGAATGGAGTTCCAACAGGAACTATACCAACAAAAGGTGTTGTATTATACGAAGGGTTTACAGATGGAAGCGGTTCAGCACACATTACAGAATCAATTAATGATTTCAATGGTAATGCTCCATTTACATTATTACAAAATAATAAACTTATTGTATCAGCATCTAACTTTGCAGGAACTACATTAGTGTTCCCAGCTTACCTTTTAAACACAGTCAACTATGGAGTACAATTTCAAATAGACCCTGCATCATTTGATGATGTTGCGTTTAGAATAAAAACACCAAGTGGAGTTCTCAAAACAGAAGGTGATTATGCTGGTATGGTTGGTGCTATAACCGCATCATCAACTCAATCATTTGATTTAACTGCAACTGAAACAGGAAACCACGAATTAAGATTCACTTTCTTTGATGGAAGTGGTGATGGTACAACTACAACAGGTTCCTTTGATGAAGTTTATGTTTATCAAAAAGCAGGTAACTTACTCAAATGGGAAACCTTTACTCAAAACGAAGGTGATTTTAAATTAAGAAATAGAGTAAACCATACAACAGATTCAAATGTTAGAATGTTCGTATCAGAATCTAAATTAAATCTATACGCTAATGATGGTGGAGCAGATGCACAACACTCAATCGAATTAGAATCGGGAGTAAATTATCAAATATCTTCATCAATAACACCAGGTGATTTTAATTCGATAGATTTTCAAATATATGATGCAGATGGATTACCATTAAGAACAGGTGTAACAAACTTAACTTCTTCTTTTACTAATGATACGGACCAA